GGAGGAGGAGTTGACCCCGATGCACAAGCATTCATAACAGCGGCTGCAATTACAGACCCTACTCAACAAGCGGCAATTAATACTTTGGTAGTTGACTTGAAAGGTTATTCTATTTGGACTAAGATGAAGGCTTTATATCCGTTTGTTGGTGGAACAAACTCACAACACGCTTGGAATTTAAAGGATACAACTACTTACAAAATTACTTGGTATGGTGGCGTCACAAGTTCTGCTAATGGTATTTTAGGAAACGGAACTAATGGATATGGAGATACATTTTTAGCTAACAATGTAATGGCTCAAAACGATGCTCATATATCATTATATTCAAGGACTGAAGCAAATGCAGCAGCTTATGATATGGGTTCTTGGGATGGCAGCAATTTTGGTTCATTTATTAGAGCAAGAACCAGCGGAAATTTTCAACATACTATAAATAGTGGAACTTATTCAGTTGTTGCTAATTCAGATGGAAGGGGTTTTTATTTAGTTTCAAGAAAAAATAATACAAGTATAACTGGATATAAAAACACTACTCCTTATTTAAACACATTTGTTACTTCAATTTCAAATATAACAACATCTTATAAAATTCTTAGAATAGGAGAATATAACAATGAATACTCACCAAGAAACTTAGCATTCGCCTCAATAGGTGATGGCTTAACAGACGCAGAAGCAGCTAACTTATACACAGCTGTACAAGCATTTCAAACAGCCTTATCAAGAAATATTTAATATATGAAACTAACAGATTTAACAAAAGAACAAAAGTTAACCTATGTAGGGTTACTTACAGAATTACAAAAAGACGAATTAATCGGTCAATGGTATGCACCTGACAGCTACTTCAATCCTATCCAAGACCTTAACGACAATTGGGTAATATCAATAGAAGAAATGGAGCAATGCGTTAACCCTGACTTTTTATGGGTTAAAGACTTAGATTTGATTCCTTACGAACCAAAACCAACACCACCACCTTTTGAATAATGGCACGCTACGCAAATAACGGAATATTCTACGTCAAGTATAAGACGCGTTTAAAGATTCAAAAATTACTACAATCTTTGATACGTGAATACGATGCTATTGACACGGGGGCTTTGTACGAGTCAGTTCGTATAAACGCAGAAATACCCGCTTTAGGCGAGTTGAATATTCAGATTAACGCGATGTATTACTTTGGATTCTTAAACAACGGAGCAAACTTGTGGAATGGAGGAGTAATAGCGTCTTATGATTTCTGCGCTAAGCTATCCGACTTAATGAATAGTAGCGGTGTAAGTGCTGAAATATTCGAGCAATATACCGAATGGATGACTCAACGTTATCCTTTACTTCAAGTAGCTACTATCTTAGGTGAAAAGAAAAGTATTATCTATTCGTTTAATCCTATCGGTGGAGAGTTCTTAGGTGCGCTATCGTTTAAAGGTTAAGTTCCTTTTTCATAGATAGCATATTAAATACAAATATTAAAGACAAATCGGAGGCTTGACTTATCTTAGTCAGGTCTTCGTTGCATATAGAATAAAGTAATCTTTCCCACGACCACTTCTTAATCTTTTGTTCTTCTTGTATTTCTTTCTTTTCTTCGGGTGTAAGGTCTTTTATATCTTCTTCGGTTTCTTCTCCTTCGAAGTCCGGTTCGAATAGGTTAGCGTATGTCTTCATAAAGTTATCTCTAAAAGACAAGTATTCAGGAATGATTCCGTAAATATGTGGTATTGGTATTTCGTCGAATAGATACGCCCTATCAAAAGGCGAATAAGTATAAGGCTCGTAAATGGTTTCTTTCCATTCGTTCTTCTTCGTCTTTTTGTAACATATAGATGCTATCTCTGAAATGTTAGCAATATAATCTTGACTAAAGAAATACTCTATGTCTATAAACTCCCCTAAAGTTAGCTTGTTAAAGTCCTTAAAATGCATCTTAGCAACTTCCGATTTATACTTCTTCGGTGGTTCTGAGTTTATCCACTTGACTTGGTTCATAAATTCTTGAATTTCGTCAACGTCGTAGTCTTCTAAGTCTTCAGATGCTAAGTCAGTAAGCGTAGCTAAGGCTTCTATTTCTCGTGAAAATAGTTCGGGTATGTCTTTTAGTGTACGAAGTTCTTTAAACTGGAGAACGTCTATATCATTCCACGACTTCGGCAGTAGCATTTTCTATTTGTTTAGAGAATTTTTGTCCTATATGCACTAAATAAGGAACTGCTAACTCAGCTTTTTGTTCTCTAAATAACTTTGCTTTGTGTTTGATATGTGCTTTGTCGTAGTGTTCGACTTTCGATAAGTCAGTTCTTTTAAATAACACGGCTACGAGTTCACTTAAATAGCCTTTGTGTTTAGAGTTAATTATTTTCTCGATTACTTTCATATCTTTTACCGATAGTTTAAACTCTTCGTCGTAGGCTTTGTATGTATATCCGTCTATTTCTATTTCTTTTACTATACTTGCGTCCGTCTTTTGGTTAAATTCCTGTACGTATTTCTTGAATGTTTCAAAGTCGATGTCGGCTTCTACCATTTCGTCTTCACTTACTCCTAAAAGTTCAAATACTTTGATATGTTTTTCAATTATATCTAAAGACGAATCATTATGTATCTCCGTAATGTCTTCAAATTGTTGAATAGTTAACTCGTTTAACTGATTCGGAATCTCTTTTCCTAAAATTTCTATCATAATTTTTTTAACAAATATAATACTCTTTTTAATATAGTACAAAATGAGTAAAGATTTACCTATCTATAAAATCACAATCGACCCTGAATATTCCGATGGAGAAGATTTAGGAATCGAGCAAATCGCATTCACTTCAACACCGGCTATAAAAGTTAAAGGAATGGCTTTTAATCAAGCACAATCTTTCTTTTTTGCTGACGCTACTAAATACCGAATCGTTGCACCCGCTATGATTCCTATGGAGATTTATAGACGCGACGACGAAAGCGGTGAGTATTATGTTCAATTTACCGAAGAGGTAATAGAGCAAATATACACGAAGTTTATGCGTGACTTAAACAATAGAAACTTATTTAACTTAGAACACGAAACTGAAAGAACTGTTCCCGCTTACATTCTTGAATCTTGGATAGTTGAAAAACCGAAAGAAGATAAGGCTTATACAAGCTACGGAATAGAAGTACCAAAAGGTACTTTGATGTTGACCGCTCAAGTTACTGACGTTGATTACTACGAGAAATTAGTAAAAGACGAACAAATAGGTTTTTCTATCGAGGGGTTTTTAGGTCTGAAACTAAGTAATCAAATTAAATTAAATACAATGAAGTTACCAGACGGAGAACATTTAATCGAAGGTAAATTCTACACTATAGAAGGTGGAGAAGTTATCGAGGTTAAAGAACAAGAAATGGCTGAAACTCAAGTTGAGGAAGAAGTCAAAGAAGAGGTTGCTATGGCTGAAGACGTAGTAGAAGAAGAAGTAAAAGAAGAAACAACCGAAGAGCCTACTGAAGAAGTAGTAGAAGAGGCTATGGCTGTTGACCCTGCAACTGACGCTGAAGCTATCTTAGCTGTCGTTAAACCATTAATTGCAGAACAAGTTGATTCTTTACTTGCTATTATCGCTGACTTGAAAAATCAAGTTGAAGAGCGCATAATGGAAAAAGAAGAAGAAGAAGAAGTTATCGAAGAAGTTAAAATGTCTGCATTCGATAAATTCAAAGCATTTCGTAATACCTTTAAAAACCAATAAAAATGAATCGTAAATTAAAATTCGACTTAGACGTTGAAACAAACGCACTTTTGTGTGCTAACCCTGAAGAGTTTTACTCTCGCGCTTATTTAACTGATACTACTGCGGACAACTTCCGTACACTTCCGGGTATCAAGTCAGCAACTAAATTAGCTAACGTAACTTTCGGAAACATCTTACAAGCATCTACTTGTAGTTTCTCTGCTCCGACTGATACATTGAACGCTATCGACATCGACGTATGTCCTTTGTCAGCTATGGCGCAAATTTGTCAGTTTGACCTTGAGCAATCTTTCTTAGCTTTGCAAATGGCTAAAGGTTCTAATGGAGATTTCACAGTAGCTTCTTTTATGTCTTACTATTGGGACACTATGTCTAAGCAAATTGGCGAAGACGTTGAGTTATTGAGATGGCAAGGTGACACTGAGTCTGAAAGTGCTATTCTTTCTTTGTGTGATGGTCACTTGAAAAAGCTTTGTGCTGACGCTGACGTAGTAGGTCAATATGACGGAGCAGTTACTTCTTCTAACGTACTTGCTACTCTTGAGGCTGTTTGGGCTGCTGCTCCATCTACAATCAAATTTAAAAAAGGAGATTTAAGATTTTATGTTTCTGCTAACGTTGCTCAAGCTTACGAATTGGCTGCTGCTTCAGGAAACACTCAAACTTATGTAACTCTTCCTTTAGGATTGACTTTCTTAGGTATTCAAATGGTAGTTGCTGAAGGTATGCCGGATAACACTATCGTGTTGACTTTGAAAAACAACCTTATCTACGCATTTGATGCTGAAGGTGATGCTAAAGCGTTGAAAGCTGTTAACCTTTCTGACACAGTTGCTGAGCCGTACATCCGTACAAGAGCGAACTTGAAAGTAGGTTTTTACCATACAAATCCATCTGAAATCGTAGTTTATAACGTTTGTTTCGATTAATAAACATTATTTCATAGGTAAGGGGTGGTGACTAATCGCCACCCTTTTTTTTGAAACTTTTTAAAATATATATTTATGTCTTGTGCTACATTACAAACCATTACAAAATCGTGCGATAACAATTCCGGAGGAATTTATACGTTGTACGTAAACCAACAAGATAATATCGCATCTATTACAACTGACGAAACAGGGACTAATTGGATTGTAGATACTATCACTTTAACTGACCCTTTAGATGTATTCGTTCCTATCGAATTTAGAAGAAACGTAGGTTCTTATACTGAAGAAGCAAACATCGACTTAATCAATGGTTCTTCTTACGTTACTCAAACTATCAACTTAATGTTGCATAGAAGAGACCAAGAGAAGTCAAAAGCTATTAAAGTGATGGGTGCTGGTCAACAATACTTAGCTGTTATCGTAGGCGATGCAAACGGAAAGTTTTGGTACTTCCCTTATATGCAAGTTACTGCGGTAGGTGAAGGTTCGGGTACTACTCGTGCGGATGGTTCAAAGTATTCTTTGACGCTTACTGCTGAGAATGAGTTTTTAGCTTACGAAGTTGACCCTACAATTATCGCGGGGTTATTGTAATCTGTTTTCTCTCCATAATTAGCCACTCTTTTCGGGGTGGCTTTTTTGTTTTAAACAAATACAAGATTATACTTATAATATAGTTATATGATTTACTTAGAAAAAGGGCAAATAAACACATTTGTGTTGACTTTAACTGAAGTAACTACGTATAGTAGTCCCTTTTATTTATTCGTGTTTGAGAATGAATTTAACACAGCTACTGAGCCTATCTTATGGGCGGGAGTTGACACTTCGCCTTATCCGGATAGATACAACTTATTTACTTTGGAGGAAGGTGTAGACGTAGACTTTGTAAAAGGGCAATATACTTATAGTGTTTATGAAAGTGACGAAGCTATAATAGTGGGCGAAAACACGAATGTAAACGATTACAATTTAATAGAAGAAGGAAGATTAATAGTAGCGGGAGTAGTAACTAATTCAATATACGACTAAATGGCGTGGTATAATATATTTAAAAAAGAAGAAAGTAAACCCGAAGTAGTAGAGGGTTATCAATCATTTAGCACACCTTTTGGTAAGGTAGGCGGTGCAAACTTAGCTTTGCCTTATGTAAACGGAAGATATCAAATTTCGGGGTACATCCCTTTTGGTCACGATAACCTTTACCCACAGCTATTGACGCAACTCTACTTTACAAGTCCACTTCACGGAGCAATAGTAGATTTTAAAACCAATGCTGCTACGGGTGGAGGCTATGTCTTGAAAACTGACAAGCTAACAAACGAAGAAAAGTTAAATGTTTATACTTTCGAAAAGAAGGCAAAGTTAAATAAGTTAGTTCCTTCCATAACAAAGCAATTAATTGTACATAATAGAGTTTACTTTAAGTTGTATTTTGGTGACAAGGGAGAAGTAAAGAAAATAGAAAATATTTTTCCTGACAAAGTAAGAGTAAATAGAGAAAAGAGTTGTTACTATATTTGTGAAGATTGGGCTTCTCGTATTGACGTAGAACCTATAAAGCCTTATTCGCCTTCTTGTAATGATAAGATACAATTATTTGTATATGAATATCATTCTTTAGGACAAGATTATTATTCTTTACCTACTTATTCAAGTTGTACAAATTGGATTTTCTTAGATGGAGAAATGAGTTACCTACATAAATCAAATATTCAAAACTCTATTTTTCCGTCTTTTGCTATGATGTTTCCTAAGAAGCCACAAAGCGAAGAAGAAAAGCAAATCATAAAAGAAACTATAGATAGAATGAAGGGCGCAGCAAATGCCGGGAAAGCTGTTGCGTTTTTTGCTAATAGTGCTGAGAACCTTCCTAAAATAGAAACTATTTCTACAAACAATAACGACCAATTATTTATACAAACCGACGGAAGGATAGACGAAAAGATATGTCAAGCGCACACAATAGACCCTATATTAATGGGTATTCGTGTTAGCGGTAAATTAGGTTCGGGTACTGATATTAAGCAATCTTACACTATATTCGAAAAGAACACTATTATGCCGTTAAGAAATGAAGTAGAAGAGATATTTAACGAACTATTATTTATTTCTCGTCTTAATGTAGAATTTGAATTAAATAACTATCAAATAGTAGGAGATATAATCGAAGAAGAAACTAAAATTAAAGAATAATGATTTACTTCATAACTGAGACCTATTTAAAGACGAACACTCCTATAACTGCAAACGTAGATGTTACTGACGTAACTCCTTATGTAAAGACGCAGAGTGATTTAAGAATACAACCTATTTTAGGGACTTACTTTTACAACTATTTATTAGCACAGTACAATGCTCAAACGCTTAACCCTGACGAAGAGTTATTAGTAGCGAAGATACAGCCTTGTATCGCGTGGTATAGCGCAGTAGATGCCGTGTTTGGTTTGTCTTACCAGCTTAAAAATAAAGGTTTGCAGCAACAAAACGGAGATTATTCTACGAGTGTTAGTAGAAGTGAAGTAGCTTTCGGTATGGAACACTACGAAGAGAAGGCTGCATTCTACGAAAGACGTTTGAGAGAATGGTTAAAAGAACAAGTTAAAGCTAATCACGATATATTTCCGGAGTTCGTAGACCCTTTAAATACTGACTCAGATATGAAGCCATTAAAAGACGATAACCAAAACGGATATAACATAGGAATTTTAATAATATGAAGACTAAGTTACTTTTAATTTGTTCGTCTTTTCTTGCGGTTATATCGCCTATTAAACCACTTATTTATGTAGCTATTTTAGCGATACTTTTAGACACGGGATTTGGTATTTGGAGAAGCGTAAAGAAAAACGGATATGCTTCGTTTAGGTCACGTAAATTATCGCATACAATAAGTAAAACGTTTCTTTATTCTTTAGCTATTGTGTTCGTGTTTTTCGTGGAAAAATACATAGCTGCGGATTTAGTAGCACACTTCATAGCTATAGACTTAATCTTAACGAAAGCTGTAGCGTTATTCTGCGTGTTTACGGAAGTTGTTTCTATCAATGAATCCTATCAGTCGGTTACAGGAAGAAACATCCTTAAATCGCTTAAATCATTCGTATTAAGAGCCAAAGAAGAAGCTGACAAAATAAAAGAATAATGGATACTACTAAAATAGTTCAACAAAGATTACCTGAATCGCAGTTTATTAGCGAAAACACGGACAAAAAACAAATCTATCTACACCATACAGCGGGTAATAAGAACGCGGTAAACACAATTAAAGGTTGGGAAGCTAACAAAGAACGTGTTGCTACTGCATTTGTGATAGGATACGAAGGTACGATAGCACAAGCGTTTAGTTCAAGAGATTGGGCGTGGCACTTAGGCGTAAAAGATAGCGTATTTAAAGGTCAAGGATTGCCGTATAAGAACTTAGATAAGTATTCGGTAGGTATAGAGTTAACTAACTGGGCTTACTTAGTAGAAAAAGACGGAAAATACTATAACTATGTTAACGGAATAGTAGACCCTTCAGAGGTTACGTTTTTAGAAAAGCCATTTAAGAATCATAAAAGATGGCATAAGTATAGCGACAAGCAAATAGAAAGTTTAAGAGAATTGTTAGTTTACTTAGGTAAGACTTACGATATCAATTTAAAATACAACGAAGACATTTGGTCGTTAAATAAAAGAGCATTAAAAGGAGAGAACGGATTATTTACACATAATTCAGTAAGAGTTGATAAGTCTGACGTTTATCCTTGTCCGCGATTAATTAAAATGTTAAAAGGCTTATGAGGTTTGTAATTTTATTCGTGTTTTTGTATTCCTGTAGTGCGGAATATCACCTAAACAAAGCAATTAAAAAAGGCTACAAATGTGAAGAAACAGGGGACACGATAAGAATTACTACTATAGATTCGATTCCTTACATCGTTAACGATACAATAATGTGGGAAAAGATAATAACGTCAAAAGATACTATCATTAAATACAACAAGGTATACGTTCCTAAAACTAAGTGGCAAGTAAAAACCGAGTTAAAGTTTCAACGTGACACTATTAGGATTAAAGAAAAAACAAAACAAGCTGAAGCAAAAGCCGAAGCTAAGTCTAACATAAGACCAAATCTTAACTTCTTATTTATAGGAATTTTTATAGGGTTTGCGTTGTATTATTTACTTCAAAGAGTAGACAAAAAAATAAACCTATGAATTTAATAAAACACGCTAATAACATACACGAGTTACGTGTAGATGGTTCGTCTTTTCGTATGGGTATGTTTTCGGATATACATTGGGACAACCCAAAATGCGATTGGAACTTACTAAAACACGATTTAGACTATTGCTTAAAGAATGAAATTCCTATAATGTTTAACGGCGATACTTTTTGTTTAATGCAAGGTGCTTACGACTTCCGTAAAGTAAAGAACGACATAAGACCCGAACACAATAACGCAAGGTATTTTGATAGTATAGTAGAAACTGCTGTAGACTTCTTCCTTCCGTATGCTAACTTAATGACAGTAATCGGTTATGGCAACCACGAAACAGCTATAATAAAAAGACACGAAACGGATATATTACAAAGGTTTGTTACTTTGTTAAACTATAAAGCTGGTAGTAATGTAATGACAGGTGGTTATGGCGGTTGGTTTATAGTAAACCAAGTAATTCGTACAAACACAAGCTCAGCTACAAAAATAAAGTATTTTCACGGGAGTGGTGGCGGTGGATTAGTTACAAAGGGTGCTTTGAATTTAACTCGTGCTATGGAATCCTACGAAGGTTACGATGTGTTTACTATGGGGCATATACACGAAAATTCAGCGCGTAACGATGTCCGTGATAATATAAACTTTCATCCTTCTAAAGGCTATTACTTTAATCATAAACAAATACATTCAATGATTACAGGAACGTACAAAGAAGAGTACGCTAACGGCGCGTATGGATGGCACGTAGAACGTGGCGCACCTATGAAACCTGTAGGCGGTAGAATATTAACCATTGAATACGCACGTTTAAAAGGAGAAAATACCGATAGTGCTATAAGAAATATTGATAGTATGAAATTTCCTTTGTAGATTTACACTTTCATAATGTGTTAATTAGAATTAGGCGGTAGAAATATCGCCTTTTTTTATGTCTAAGAAAAAATAATTTAAAATATTTTACTAAAAATGTTTGTAGTTTGTAAATAAGTATTATATTTGCATATAACTAATTGATAAAAACATTATGAAAACAACGAAAACACGAAGAAAAGACTTAGCCTACCAACAAACTGCTGTAGGTCAAGCGTTGCAACCAATGGAAAAGCCTGAAGCGTTACTCGATTGGTCTATTGAACAACTATTAAAACTTGTAAAGAAATGAGATTAGAAAACTTTTTACCGAGAACAAGTGAGCATAAATCGTTTTTAAGCCACTTTTTAACCCCTTTAACGGCTTTTATTGTAGTGTTTGGCGTAATCATATACCTACTTAATTAATAACGTCTTAAATCAAAGAAAATGAAAACAGCAGTAGAATGGTTAATACATCAACTTATAACAGAGAATGAAGTTTCTATCAAAGGAGAGAACTACAAATTATTTGATATTGCTAAAGAAATGGAAAAGAACCAAATAATTGAAGCGCACGGAAACAAGAAACGAAATTCAAGTGGCGTAACTAATTACGAATACACTTATACAGGTGAAGATTATTATAATGAGAAGTTTAACGGAGTAAAAATAAGAAAATGAACTTAGAGAATTTTTATATAGAACATAGCTTTGTAAGTCAAGAAAGAGTAGTTACTTTTAATTGGGAAGACGAAGGTTTGACTTTTTACATAGTAGCTAATTACGGATTAGATGCGTATAGTAACGAAATAGAATTAGGTAGTATTATTCAGTCTGAGTGTTGGAGTGACGTAGAACCTATTACTAAATTCGTGTTATCGGAA